ACGCGATCCATGTAGCGTGCGGGGGCGATTATATCATCCCCGTATACGGCACACATGGGCCACTCATCGCGAGGTACCACAGTTCTAACGACTGACAGGAACATCGCTGATTCCAAAGGAAAGGTAAAACCATTCCCCATGGAAGAAAACATCTCTAGCTTGACCCAGGCTCCTTCAATTTTCATTTCGGGAGACCGAGCCATGCAAAGAAGATGAAACCAGCGTTGTCCGTCAGCGTCACCGTTATAGGTAAGCGCGAGCTGCACGGCGTTATAAGCCATCAAATCAGAGGCAGACGAAAGGTCTAGCGTTGCTAGATTACTCTCATAGGCCTTTTGAGCTAATGACTGATTACGCGTTTGGTCGTGCAGGTTGACTCCGAATTTCCTCAACCGATTGCTTATCCAGTCCCCGATCCCCAATTGGAGATACGAGTTCCAGAGCGGCTCTTTTGCCGCACAGCGCTCGGTCTTGTAGTTCTTCGGAACAGTAAAGTGTGCGTTGCCGCGAACAGTTTTCACGTCCGCGCCAACTTCATCCAGATATGCCAAGGCCATGGGAGGGATTACCCCCCTTAGGACTGGTAGCATACCTGGTGTGCACACTGGGTTGGCTGAATATTTAATCGACGGAACCAAACCGTCGGTTCGCACTCCTACGGATGCGCCTGGACCAAAGTGTCCTAGCTCGGCGATCTTTTCTAATTCACCTGTCCTCAGAGGTCCGAGGACCTTAAGGAGGTTATAGCTAAAATCACCGAACCACTCCGGTTGCTTTTGCAACCAGAGCCTTTGGTTCGTTTCGCGATTCCGTACCTCGCACGAAAGAAACTTCGTGAGAGCCGCTTCCTTCCGGAAGGTTTCGTCATATCCCTCCAAATTACAGCTTTTGGTTAGGAGCTCAGCTACCTGGTAATCCTCAGCAAAACGCTTTGGTTCTTGGTAATTTCTGGGCATAACCGGAGCAAAGGTTGGTCCTGCACCTTCGGAAAGGTGCATATATTGACCAACCGAATAGGGGGAATTCACGGCCTCCGAAAAGCGGCGGGCGAATTCGAGCTCGAACTTCAGTTCTGAGCTCACAGGTATATCACTATTGCCTGTAGCGTCCATCAACAACCCTCTACTCCCTAAGGAGCAAGTAAGTAGACTAAAAGTACTACTATTATGAGACCAACGTATATAGAGCTTTCAAACATTGCTCAATACACGGGCTCCCGGTCGGCCAAGTAACTCTGGATGAGTGTATTGGCAAGCACGTTCTTCTGAGTCGTGAACGCGTCAAGCGCCTCGGCTGCGGAACATGCGGAAGGAATTACGGCCTCAAGTGTGTAGAGGATCGTATCTGGAACGACTACGATACCACTGACAGTGCGCTCCAAAGGATAAGAGAGCACGACCTTGATACGCGTAGTCTTCCGCGTGGCTGTCGGATTCGACATAGACACTGCTAATCGGGCGTTGCCCTCAAAGATAGTGCCGTCGTTCTCAGACCACGTGGATAACGCCAAACTCGCTGATTGCGGTTTGAAGGTATGGTTCGTCGGAACCGCGTTTGCGGCTACGATATTGGCTATTGCAGGCATGGAAAAGCCCTTGAAGTAATAGGAGACAGCCCGTCTAACGACGAGAGGCCTTCGTTGAAACGAACATCTCGTTGAGCGAATGAAGTCTGCTCCAGAGATCTGTATCGGGGAGTTTGAATGTGGGCAAGTCGGCGAACGGAAGATTCGTAAGAATCGCCCGCGCTTTAGTGCTCCACTCAATCTTACCCGCAGCAACCACGACGCCACCAAATTCAATGGTGCGCACATCGTGACCTGTGCCG